GTATATTGATGGCCACATTAATCGCCATGATAACGTTTTTCTCAGGGCACGCCGTGCCGCCTTGTATATATCGCCATCCGGGGCTCTCCCAATATCCGCCTTTACGCTCCGGTTTTGTCTTATGCACGCACTCCCCGCCTAGCTGGTTACGTGTTACATATTTAAACCCTTGCGCCTTTGCCTCCTCATAATTCACTCGACCTCACCGCCTCATTAATCCAATCTAACTCCCGTTTTACAGATACCTGCTCTCCAGCTACGTCTCTCAAGTCATCAATTAGCATACTTTTTAAGCCTCCTTAATCCTTGTAAAAAATAAACCAGCGACGGTCGCCCTTTTTATCGCCTAAAATCGGCATATGTCCTATGGCCGATAAAACGTCACCCGCGCTAATTTGACAGGTACTCCATTTCATAACCAAAGTGCCCCCGCTATCAAGGCAACGCCAGCACTCCTCAAATCCGGCTTTGATATACTCCTGCCAATCGTTAGGCAGTGTGCCGTATTTTTTGGCCAGCCAGGAGTTTCGGCCCGCCTTAATTAAGTGCGGCGGGTCAAAAATAACAAGTTTAAAACTGCCGGACTTAAAAGGCAGGCTCCTAAAATCGTATTGAGTCCCCGGCTGGATTACTAATCGACGGTCGCTCAGCTCCTCGTCAACCTCGCGGATATCATTAAATAAAATACGCTTGTCGTCCTTGTCAAAATAAAACATCTTGCTACCACAGCAAGCATATAAAATAGGGTATTGCATTATATCCTCCTTTAGTAATAGCTGTTAGCCAAATTTGACTAACAGTCAAATCCCAAAAGCACTATAAATTAAGTGCGCTACATACGTAATAAACAACCAAGCCAACAGCACGGTTAGGCATCCTCGTTTTACTTTCACGGTCACCACCTCCGGATAGTTACCATGATTACCCAAATAAACGCCCCGAGTGCGGCGAGAAATGACACCATAGGCGCCATGTCATCAGTCACGGAGACAAGTATTATCATGATAAATAAGTATATCGCTATGTCCTTAACCATCTACAGACCCCCTGACCTATAAGCACTAACCAAACCATAATTACAGCGATTACCATCTTAACGATAAATAGCCACAGGGGGTCTTGTCTGGCCAAGTATTTAAGTTGTGTAAAACAAATAAGATTAACCATAACAACCGCAAATATGGCCTCCATTAAATCTCGTATCATTTATACGCGTCCCTCCTCAATTTAATCGCCTCCAATAAGGCATCTTGACCCTTGCGTTTATTTTTAAGCGCACGCATAACTTGCGTATCAATTGTGCCTTTTGTCAATAACTGATAAATAACAACAATCTCCGTTTGCCCTTGCCGATTAAGCCGTGCATTAGCCTGTAAATACTGCTCTAAACTCCACGTTAAGCCGTACCACACTATCACATGTCCCCCTTGTTGGAGATTAAGCCCGTACCCAGCTGATGCAGGATGGGCAAGTAACATTTTAATCTCGCCGCGATTCCACGCTTTGAGGGTATCGTCGTCGGCGAGCTCTTGCGCCTCGGGAAATGCGCTAAGTATGGCTGACTTATCATGTTTAAAGTTGTAAAACACAAGCAGATTGTCCCCCTTATCAGCGATTTGCTGTAAGGCTTTTATCTTTTGTTTATGGATCACCACCGCATCACCCTCATCGGTGTAAATCGCTCCATTAGCTAGTTGCAATAGCTTATTAGACAATGTAGCTGCATTAGCAGCGGATATTACATCCTCATCAGGCAATGACAAAACTAAGTCACGCTCTAACTCATCGTAAAGCTGTTGCTCATCGTACGTAAGTAAGATGTCAATAGGTCTATCAACGTATCCCTCTTGTTTAGTTGATACGTCTTGTACAGCTTGTGGGTCCATACTCATACAAATATCGCTTATTTTGCGCTGTATGGCCTTATCAGCCCCTTGCTTTAACTTGTATGAGTAAACCACGTGTCCGTTAGTCATAGCGGGCAAAAAATAGCGATTACGATACTCTGTAATAGTCCGCCCTAACCTCAATCCGCCATCAAGTAAATACAATTGTGACCATAAATCCTCTAACGAGTTTGGTGCTGGCGTACCAGTTAGTAATACAACCCTGCTAAATACGCCTCGTTGCTTTTTAAGGGCTTTAAATCGTTTAGTCTGAGGGCTTTTAAAATTACTGCTCTCATCAATCACAAGCATATCAAAGGGCAATTGTTTGTATTGCTCGCATAACCATACCACCATCTCACGATTAATGATGTAAATGTCCGCTTTGGTATTTAACGCCTGCTTACGTTTACGCTCATCACCCATCACTTTAACAATAGTTAGAGATTTAGTGTGATCCCATTTGCTGGCCTCGGTAGCCCACGTACTATCAGCCACCTTTTTAGGGGCTATGATTAGCACCTTAGCCACAGCAAAATCATCCAATAGTGCTTTTATGGCAGTTAATGTACAAATGGTTTTACCAAATCCCATGGCTAGCATTAAGCCATAATGCGTATGGTCTATGATGCGGTCAATAGCAATCTGTTGTGCTGCATGTGCTTTAAATTGCATCACGTACCTCGTGCAAATAGGCATCTACCCCAGTATCGCCAACCACCACATATACATTGGCGTTATGGGACTTAAGTTTTGCTATTTGTACTTTTTGGATGGGTGATAGCACCCCTGTATTACATTTGAGCTCTACAAAATCCACTCTGCCTGTTGGATAAATGACAATCCTATCTGGCACGCCTGCATTATTTGGTGATACAAATTTATATACAAGGCAACCCATCCGCTCAAGTGATTTTTTAAGCTTTAATTCTACATCTCTTTCTGTCCGCACCCAGTGAACACCTCCTACTCAAGATAGGTGTTGCCGATGTTACCAATTTACCTATATAACATATATATATACGCGTATATAGATAATATACATACTCATATACATATATATAATAATAAAAATAACTATAAATATATAAAATTGGTAACATTGACTACACTATACAATAAACATAGATAATATAAGGCTTTTAGGCGTAGTCCATAGTGTTACCAATTAGTGTAGTCAATTACTAATTGGTAACACTTTTTGGCTCTTATTTTTATATTTATACCTAAAAATTCAGATATGTAGATATATCTATAAATCGAATTATTTAGATATACTTTGAATTGGTAACGTTTGCGGCAACACTAACTATGACCGCGACTCATGTACATAGGCTCGTTGGACCCCAAAATATTTACCAAATCTCAACTTATTTTTGTGTGGTACCCAGCCATCCAACTGTTGCAGTATATCGTTAATCTCTCGGGCATGTGCATTAGTTAGATTTTGGCGAGTACCACCAAATACCACGGTCCAAATCTCCAACGTACAAACTTTATCACGTTGCATTAGCTCCGTGGTATCGTCGCTGTCCGCCACTACATCCTCATCCTCTGCATCCATAAACAGCTGCATATCGCGTACTGACCGCTTATACCAATCGACAGGTATAAGCGTGTTTAGATACTCGATTATTAATCCAGTTTTTTCAAAACCCTCTGTATGTCGCTGTCTAACTGACTCCGCGTACGCCTCTATCTCAGCTGATAAGGTTAAATCCTCACCCTCGATATAGTAATGCAGCGCCTCTGCCCAAATCTGCCCTACCTCATCGGGTGTTAAATCCGTATAGGGCTTTTTGGTTTGCCACTCACGCTTGCCCTCAACAGGCCAAAAACGACGGTTACCGGTCTTATCTTTTAAAAACAGTAAGTTGTTAGTTGTGCCGGCAAATACGCATTGACGAGGATACTCCTCAGTACGTTTACCGTATGGCGCTCTAAACCTATCCACGGTACGTGATAAAAAGGCTTTAACCACCTCATTATCGTTTTTATAGGTTGGTGCTAGCTCAGCTAACTCACATATCCAGCTACCTTGTATTTGCTCCATAGCATCTTTATGTTTAACATCGCCTATGGTGTTATTAAACCACGCCCCGCCTAACCGCTCGATAACCAGTGTTTTACCTAATCCCTGCGGACCGTAAATAACTAAGGTAGTATCAAACTTAACGCCCGGCGTCATCACCCGTGCCACTGCTCCGCATAGCCACTTACGAGTGACTGCCCGCGTATAGGGCGTATCGGCAGCCCCCACATAATCAATCAGCAAGGTATCTACCCTGCACTCACCATCCCACACTAGCCCGTTTAAGTAATCACGGACTGGGTGATATTTATGCTTACTGGATACCTCCATTAGCCCATCATCAATAATCCCACGCCCCACAATACCATATACGCCACTAAAATAATTGCGTAGTCCGGCATCATCGACGTCGGACCAAAAGCCCGGCTCCTCGCGCCACGGCAAACTATCTAGGGCTGTAAGCCGATGTGCAAAGTCGTTGAGGGCAATTTTACCGGCTAAGTTAGGATCATTATTAAGGATTATCTTAACGTTTTTAGCAGTTGATAAAATAACGCCTTTAGTATCTCTGTCGAGGTTTTTGGTATAATCCTCATCCAGTATGCCATCGTCCTCAAAATCAGCCATCCGCTCTTTATCAATGAGCGTAAGCACATCCTTATCTGATGCAACAAGGTCAAGCATGGATTTAGTTGATGCATCATCGTTGCCAAACTTATGCACTCTCACAAGGTCAAAGGCGTTGACTAACATACCCGAGATAGGGTCCGTGCCATGATGTGAGTAGGCAAATCGCCCCTCATCGTACACCACTAATCCACCTGATGTGCTGCCTTTGGTGTAGGTGTATCTACCCTCTACATCGCAGGCATCATATACATCGGATAGATAGGTACTAATGGCAGCATCAATGGAGTAACACCTACAAAAGGCACCAATTAGCCCCGGCTTAGCGAGCGGGTCGCCTTGCTTTTTAATAGCATGTAGTCTAATGGTATCGGCTCGTTTACTATTGGGCCATAGGCTCGTATCATGCCAATCAGCGTATCGCGTAAGCACCTCATCAACGTTAAGCATCTTACCTTTGTTATGGATAAATACCGGCTCAATATCGCTTGGCGATGAGGGCCAAAACATAAGGCGCTCAGGCTCGTAGGTGGTAGGGTCAAAACACTCAATCCCTACATCACCTGCGATGCGCCTTGCCACTGCTTGGTACTCCTCACAGGTCATAGGTCTATCCGTCGGTAAAATCAATCGATACCGAGGCGCCCTAGGGGTATGGCTGTGCGTAGAGTACACGACATACTCTAAATCGCTGATCTCAAAATTTAAGACATCCAGCAAATTACTACTCGGACTATCAGCATCGAGTGTGAGTAAGTATCGCTTTTGTACAGCCCCTTTGACCCTGCGCCCGCCATTGGCAATATGTCCTCCAACAAACCCGCCTACATCTTTTATATTGGCTTGCTCGTCTTTGGACATACGCTTATACTCGGCAATTGTCTCTTTAGTGATTATGGGCTTACTGAGTTTAGCAACGAGGTCATCCCACGACATCTCACGGGAGCGCCATGCTTTAGCTGTGCGACTGCCCCCAGTCGATATAATAATGTCCATAAGCACCTCTCTTATAAATAACTAGGTCGCACTAAATCATGTGAGTTATCGTGTAAACCCTTAATCTCCATATAATGCTTAAGCGCATTAGGTATATCCTCCGTTGTGGCGGTGTATACTCCTTTATTGTTAATTAGTTTTGCCTGCATAACGGCGTTGTGTTGTACCTCGATACATACGATAGGTTTACCACTTTTAACGCAAGCCACAATAGCGCACTTACCCTTATTAACATCGCTCTTGTATCCGCCGACGCAGTTGTTTAAATCAGCCCCTAAATCCAATAAATCATGCGAGGTTTTAGGGGTGATAAAATCAAATCCATCTACATTGACCGCCTCTAAATAACTATTATCAACCAGTGGCACACACTCGTTACGCTCCCGGAGTACCGCTTTGTATGTGATGTCGTGTAGCTCTAACGGCTTAACACGGCCACGCCATACGCTTGCGCGGTTACTCATCTCGGCATAATTTTTAGCGGTATCACTAATTAATCGATAGGCATCATGCCTACTAAATATACGCTCTAGGTAGTTAATTACGCTAGTAGGCCCTTTATATTTAGCATAATCAGCAAGCAACGTAAGGATATCCTCGCTTGTAATATAGGGCATTAGTAGCGGTAGTAATTTGTCCTGACAGTCTATATTGTCGGTGATACGCTCTGCTAGATAAATTGTCTCAATGTGTCTAGGGTCGGTCATAATAGCTTTGCGTTTAGCCTTGGTTGGTTTATTAATGTTGACGGCAACAGCATCCATATAGCCCGTGCCTGTACGCATTTTAGCGTATAAACCCCGATACGCATCCCACGTATGCCGTAATCCAGTACGCAAGCTGTACGCCAAATCAGTGCTGACAGTAGGCGCGTCAGGGGCATATGTCTTAAGGATTAATAAGCGTAGTTGCTTATCTCCAAAAAAGCTCGCCCCTTTGACCGATATATTGTGATACGTACCACTTAACTTATAGCCCGTGTGAGCCTCTAAGCACGCAACGACGCTCTTACGCAACTGATCCATAATCGCTTTACAAGCTGTACGGTATTTAAAAGCATTGGATGTGCCGTTAATGGCATTTAAGATTGAGCAAGATAAACCATGCTCCGCTATGTATGGCATCATGTCAGCAGGCAGTACCTCATCAGTAAATTTAGATTTACCGCCAACCTTGTGACGTACTATGACTTGACGATTGCGACAGTCAAAACGGATGACCTTATAGCGAGTCTGTGCGGATTTAACAAAATCATCCAACTCAGCATTGTATAAAATAGCGTCATATTTAACGATAAAATCCACATAATGCTTGTATGATTTGACCTTAAACTCCATATTAAAGGGTATTAATGGCGACGTCTTACGCACTATATCTCCAACGGTACGACTATCGCTGTACCGAGTGCCACAATGCGGGCACGTAAAATATTGTGAGTAGTCTTGTCCGTAATACACCCACGGACCAGACGGAAACATGGCCGACATTGATAAGCCACACTCCGCGCAGTATAAATGCGTTTTACAATCTGCCCCGGTCCGCATACGTACTACATCAAAGGCCCTAAATCGTAGCGCCTCCATAGACTAATCCAACCAATCATCATCAGCAGGCTCCTCTTTTTTGGGCGCTGCTTTTTTAGTGGACTTTTTACTCATCACCTCAATAGCCAACTCACACGCTGCGATAGATTGGTCGCAGTACGCAATTGCTTGAGATTTTTTCTCACTGTCCTCAGCCTTAAGCACTAACTCTTTTATCTCTTTTGCCTCTGCCATAACTCGCTCTAACTGTACTTTATTTGCCATGATTAATCCTCCTAATCTTTCATATAATATTCGCTTTCAAATCCTGCGGCATCAAGGATTAACCCTTGATTCCATGGGGTTGGTTGCCCCATTATTTTAATTACATCGTTAAGGTCACCCTCACCATACGGCGCCTCAATAATTACCTCATCATGCACATGTGCGCATATTTTGTACCCTGCTAGTGTAAGTCGTTCCATGGCAGCGGCGAGGCAATCCCGCGCCACTGCTTGAACAATATTCTCGACTAGCTTACCGCCGTAGGTCTCGAGCTCCATCCATTTATTAGCTGTTTGGCTCATCCCTTTATAGGTAATTGAGGAGCCACCAAATCGATTAGTGCCGATTGCGGGTTTAGCATAGGCTAAATATCGGCCACTCGGTAAGAGTACAAACAAAAATCCTTTAGTGTGTCTAAACCGTAATCCGCCCTGCTTAATACGGGCACATCCCTTATTAATTGCCATTTTAGCGGCAGCGTCGACATCGTACCAAAACTGTACAATCTTAGGCGATGCACTACGCCACTTTTTAACGATATCGGGGAGCTCCTCCTCAGGGATACCACCTTTTAACGCGCCCATGGCAATCAGTGCGCGGGGGCCACCGCCGTATCCTAGTGCCAGCTCTGCTACTTTGCCTTTTTGCCGTAACTCTCCATTAATGCCATGCTTAACCACTGGCACTCCAAACATGGATGATGCCGAGGCACAATAGATATCGCCATTTTGGGCAAATACATCTTGCCGCCACTGCTCACCAGCGAGCCATGCTATTACGCGTGCCTCAATAGCTGAGTAGTCGGCCACAATAAAACGTGAGCCTTTAGCAGGCACTAGCGCTGTACGGATCAACTGGCTTAGTACATCAGGTATGTCGTCATATAACATTGACAACATCTCTAAATTGCCTGTCCTAACTAAATCTCTTGCCTCGTCGAGAGTTGTTAGATAGTTGCGTGGCAAATTTTGCAACTGTACCACACGCCCCGCCCATCGCCCTGTCCGCATGGCTCCATAAAATTGGAGCATGCCATGGATACGGCCATCACTACATCGAGCGTTTTGCATTGCTTGGTACTTTTTAATGGATGTCTTGCCGAGCATCTGTCGTAGCTGTAATACACGTCGTACATCAGTTGGCAAATCCGTTTGCAATAGGTTATTAACTACCTCTTTTGCGACACCGTCAATCTCGTGACCGAGCCTAGCCTCTATCCATCCTTTGAGTTGCGTTGTGCTATTAGGATTATCAAGCCCGGTAATTAGCCTCGACTCCTCCATAAGTTTAGTCTTGACCTCACTATCCATTTTGATGGCGTTGTTGACTAAATCCATATCCACCGCAATACCATTACGATTTATCTGTGCGTCCACTAACCACCACCGATGCTCAAACTCAGGCGGTTTTAACTTGATTAATTTATCTCTAATTGCCTTTTCTACAACCACGTCTTGGCGGTTGTACTCAATGTATTCCGCCCACTTTTCGGGCGCATCGCTTGGCATATTGCGAGTGCGCCCGCCGTTGGTCTTGGTGGGCTTACAAGGCGTGGAAAAGTATCGTATCAAATCCTTACCTCGTTTATCCTTAGTCTCCGTTAGCCCCAGCACCGTTGCTACGCCATCGAGTGACGTGGGCAACGATTGATACAAGGCGAGGACTGAGGTACACTCCCAATTATTTACATCCATATTGGGATATTGAGAGTGTAGGCAGGTAATCTCAAAGTTGGCGTTAAACGCAGTTTTTGTAATGGTACTATCGTGCAGTGCATCTAATACGTGCGTAGGTAGTGTATCCTTTGTTAAATCTATGACCTCTACAGGATCATCATCAAAGGAGTACGCAAAGAGTAAAATCTCAAATGCTGGCGTATCTACATAGCGCTGCACGCCGTATTTGATGGATACATCGGAGTAGGTCTCGATATCGATTGAGAGTGTACGATTAGTCAAACACGGACTCATCATCGTCAAAGTCCACATCCTCAAAATCAGACTCAGATACAAAGGTGCCGCCTAATTTTTCGCCGTCGCGGATTTTACGCACAGCAAGCAATCCAATACCAAAGCCTTTATTACCTTGAGCGCTGTAGGAGTAAACATTAGCTACTACTTGAGCATAGCAACCGCTGTAGAGCTCATCGGATACCTCAAAATCATCCATAGGGGTTTTATCGCGGTGATAATAGCTAGGTCGATAGCTCTTATTAGCCTTAGCCCCCACAAAGTATTGGCCGCCATACACACCGGGCTGAGCCGTTACAAAATCAGCCTCGTCCTCGTCCCCATCGCGGATAGGTAAACGAGCATCTTTAAACTTGTTATTAAACTGAGCCTTAACCTCTGGATTCTCTTTTAATTGTTTAATAGCATCATTGATGCGGTTAAGAGTTTTTTTGTCAGACTTGTCAAAAATAAGTTGTGCGCTGTAAATCTCATTACCTTGTGCATCTTTAGTTGGTGTATCTAAATGGGCGTAAGACAAACGCACAACGCCGGTTGTAAATTTAATTGATTTAGCCATAAGGTCTATACCTCCTCAAAGTAATCTACTATATTATTTTCTAGTGGCGGCCTCTTGTCGTCTAACGTGGCAAGGGTAGGCGCGCCCTTAGGTTTAGTGATGTAATCGCCAATTAAGGCATCTAGCTTTTTAGCCCCACCGAGTAGTTTTTGTAACTCTGTCACGCCTCGCATTTTGGGCTCTTTAAAAATAATCGCATCAGCAATGCCCTCTTTACGGAGTGCATCGATAGCAGCAGGGTCAATCACTCGATTTGAGCGCCCCTCTACCAATTTGTATCCCGGCCACGACTTACCATAATCAACAGCCTGCCGTAATGCATAATCTCGTACAGCCTCAAGCCAGCTTTTAGCCTGTGAGTAAATATCAAGTACGTGACTAATCTCGGTAGGTTGCAACAATTTAGGATCATTAAACTCGCCCATGCTAGCCTCCATATCCTCAGCCAGTCTACGGCACACATGACGAGCCTTACAAAATCCGCAATGGTCGCCACTCACACACTCACCAGTACCCTCATGCGCCTGTTGAGCGATTGGCTTAATACTGTCAGCCCATGCCAGTAAGTCCTTTACGGTTAGCTCGTCAATAGTGACTGAGTTAAGCCGTGGCTGGCAAATTGTCATACGCACAATGTCGATGTCGTAAATAAAGTCGTATTTGAGATACGCACCGAGAGCGTATAGTCTGATTTGCGGATTGTTGATAGCGCTTACAGGTTTACCTTTGCCGTATTTAAGGTCAACAACCTCTAACACGCCCTCGGAGATGATTACAAGGTCAGCTGTACCAAATCCCTCAGGCACGTAGGCGCTAAAGTCTACACGGTCCTCAATCATAACAGCACTAGCTTTTGTACGCGCTCTAGCCTCGTTTATCTTTTCTTGGCAGAGTCCTACGTACTCTGCAATGTAATTACTCATCTCGTCATTGTCCGCCTCAGCATTGTCGCTGTCATAGCCTAGCCACTCATTAAGGCACCGCTCAGCATAGGCATGAGCACGAGTCCCCTCCGCTGCGTATGGGCTAGCCTCGTCTTTAAACTGCTTTTCTAGTTGCGCCGATGGCGTGCAGACTAACCATCGGTACGCACTAGATGCTGACAGAGTAGCATGCGCTTTAGGCATTTGATGCCTCCTTGGCTTTGGCGATAACAGTTGCATAATCCGACTCTTTTAACTCAGACAATTTGCTTGCGCCAAATCCTGCTAAGATTGTTTTAGCTACGCTTGTATCCTTTTTATCCGCTAATGCTTTAAGCGCTTTTGCTACATCGTCCTTAGTTGGGGCTTTAGCTGGCTTAGGCTCCTCAGCTTTAGCAGGGGCATCTTGCTTAGGCTCGGATACCTTAACATTGATATCTGGGGATAATGGCCCATGAGCGCCTGCGATAGCATTGCTCAACGACTCAATAGCCTCAATAGTATTTTTGCTTAAATCGATTGTTACTTTAATATCCATGGTTAAAAATCTCCTTTGTGCTATAATTAAAATAGGTAATTTATTACTCGGCCGCTTGATAGTCTGCAACACTATCGGCGGTCATTTGTTTTATGCACTCATCAGGTATACAGTAGTCCCGCATGTCGCATTGGTCGCACTCTTGCAATGCCCTCACCCCCTTTACAATCTCAATAAATCCATCTCAACTTTGATAGTCGATTTAACTAAATCCATTGTGTTAGGTGTTGCCTCCTCGATATCATGTAGCCACCGAGTCACTTTGCGCCCTAGTAAATCCGCAAGGTCCTCTTTAGTTTTAGGCTTTAAATCAGATGTAGCGAGATTGGCTCTCATTTTCCACTTGTAGGTGTGCACCATTAAGGTAAGCGCCTGTTTATCGGTCATAACTTGTCATCCTTTAAAGCAGCGTCGCAATTAATGACGGCTTGCTTGTAATAACTATCTTTTAACTCAAACCCTAGAGCACGTCTACCTCGCTGTAACGCTACGTATGGCACACTGCCTATCCCAGCAAATGGGTCTAGCACGATGTCGCCCGGATTAGTCCACAGCTCGATACATCGCTCAATCACATCTAACTGTAATGGGCAGATATGGCGCTCATCCTTATCATCTCGTGCTGCCGCACGATTAAGCGTATTAGATTGTCTGATATCCATCCATACAGGCGATGCATATCGGCGCCACACTTGATGGCTATACACAGGCTCAGTATTGTACTTAGCATGACTGTCGTAGGCATCTTGGTCTGGTTTAGGTCTATCGCCCTTAATGCCCTCCGGCTCGTCATCTCCGTAAAAAGTAGTTAAGCCATCCTCGTGTGCAATCGGCTCAGGATTATCGCCGGGTTTGCGAAATGTAAGGATGTAATCAGGTAGTCCCATACGGCACATGCTAGAGTCCTTGCATAGTTGTTTATGCATTAGCCCTAGCGCCTTGGTGCGTGTTGCCTCAACGAGCGGATCTTTCCAAATCGCCACTCGGCTATGGTAAATGTAGCCGGCGCTCTCAAAAGCTCTGATAATCTCGCCTGGGAAATCCTTGAGCCCAATTACACCATCACGACTTTTCATTTTTGGGATGTCCATACAGTGTACACTTACGAGCCTACCTTGCATCGTCACACGGTACAACTCATTAATCAAAAACTCAAAATGCGTGTAAAACTCATCATCGCTGCCACTATTACCTAAATCTCTATCGCTGTTTGAGTAGGTATATAAGCTCGCAAACGGCGGCGAGAACAAGCTGTAATGTAAGCAATTATCAGGTAAAACCTTTAAAATCTCTACACTATCACCGTTATACAATGCGTATTTGTCGGCGATTAGCTGATTAAGCACTTGCACTAGCTATCATCTCCTCCCATGGTGGCAAAATCATATCAACTGATGGCGTATAGTCCGTCATCATACGCGCTGTACGGGCTAACTCGTGACGCACATTATCTTTTGTGAGCGCTAGCATAGCATCTCGCATAGCTTTTGCATCGGCCTCTTTACGCTCGATATTAGCTTTGACTGCCCCCTCTTTAGCACTAATTACGATGTAGGCGTTAACCTCTTTTGTTTGTCCAAATCGCCAGCAACGACGTAATGCTTGGTAGTATTGCTCGTAGCTGTCAGACAGGCCTACAAAGATCATATTGCGGCAATTTTGCCAATTCATGCCAAACCCCGCTATGGATGGTTTGGTGACTAAACAGCGGTATTTACCCCAGCTAAACCCTAGCATGGCATCGGTCTTATGAGTAGGCTTATCACTGCCTTTGACCTCTACCGCATCAGGTATTAGTCGTTTAAGTGTCGCTGACTCATCATTGAGGTCACACCATACAAGCCATTGCTCATTTGATCCATTGACTAAATCAGCTGCTAATTGGCAGCGCTCAGTGAGTGACTCCTTACGCGCTCTGCGCCTGTCCGTCAGGGACAGCTTTATATCCTGTATGTCCCCCCCTACTACACATTGGTACACATTGACAACTGGTAACTCATACCCGTCGTTGTTGTATCCAATACTATTAGGGTTGTCCACTACAACCGCCCACGATGCCATCCACTCCCAAAAGGTATCGAACGCATGGCCTTTAAGTCGCCATTTACTGGTCTCCCCGCTATCGTGTACAAAGTACATGGATAGCATCTCGGTGCGAGTCATTACGCCTAAAAACTCAGCATGATTGCCTAGCTCCATATAGTCGTTAGGTGCAGGTGTTGCAGTACAGGCCAGTCTAAACGGTGTACTCTCAAATTGCTGTATAAGCGCGGTACGTATTTTGCCGGTAAAGGTTTTTAGGATACTCGACTCATCAAGCACTACACCCCCAAACTGCGAGCAGTCAAAGCGTTGTAGCTTGTCATAGTTGGTAATGTTGATACCGTTTACTACATCCGCATCAGACTCGCAGAGATTAACGCTAATACCAAACATCTCGCCCTCTGCTACAGTTTGCGCTGCTACAGCTAGCGGAGCGAGGACCATAACAGGGGTATCAGTGTATCGGTGTACCTCTTGCGCCCATACAAGTTGCATTAAAGTTTTACCAAGTCCACAATCTGCAAATATAGCCGCCCTGCCTTTAGCCAACGCCCACCGTACAATGTCGCGTTGGAAATCAAACAAATCCGCGTGCAGTGTGTCAACATCGATACCGTGGCTCTCAAATAATCTTGTTTTTGATTTGATAAACTCTGAGTACTGCATCACCGCACCTCTTTTATAGTACTTACTAAAGACTGCAATACATTGTTTAATTGGCTTATATTGTCGGGTGTGATGTACTCAGTGATAAGCATCATATACACTGTTTGCGTAGATGGCATTAGCACCCACATGCCTAGTAAGATTAACGCCGCCATTGCGGTATAAAAACTGTTTTTAGCGGTCTCTTTTTTGGTGACATCGTCGCCCTCAACACAGCACATGGTATACAACGTGATGTTTATCAGGCACAAGCCAAACGATATGAAGGATAAAATCCCAATTACATATTTTAAGTCATCGCAGAGATCAGCTAGATATACCATCCAGGGACTAATCATCTTTTACCTCCCCCGGTCTACCTTGCTTAGCCCAGTTGTAGGCGTGTGCTTGAGGCGTCTCTACTACAACCTCTACCGGCCTAATAAGGTCGTCATCGTCAATTTTATCGGCTGCTAGTAGCGCAGCTGCCGCAGTAGCACCACCTGCTACAATATCAACAATATCACCTGCGGGACTATCCGCTGCGCCAGTGGCATAGATTACGCCTAATGTGGCAGTGATGTATAAACTTGATTTAATTAGACTCCGCATATTGCAACTCCCTCTCTATACACTCAACAAATTTATCTTGTAAAGCAAACACTCTATAAGCTAAATCCTCTAGCAACTGATATGCCTCATCCATATCATCAGAATCGATATCTTTATCGCTCCAAAACATATCAATCTGTTTGGCTACATATTTGTATGTATCCTCGAGGTCCTTAAAATGTCGTATTGCCATCCAATATACATCATCTGCATTGTGCCCCCGAGATGCTAGCTCTCGGTCTAAATAAGCTAAGTCGCTCATATTTTGCCTCCAATCTATCCATGGTCTGTCTAATCTCCCATGGGATTAAGTCTTGATGCTTAAATACTAAATAATCTGAGATGCGTAAGACCCGCCGTACGTCGTCATCACATTGTACGTAATGACAAATCCATCTATCGTCATCCGCATCATAGATAAAGAGCGATGCCTTTGCCACCCATAAGCCACAACCGACGCGCTCCATGTCGATATGTTTGGTGTACACACCAACTAGCTCGGCATTAATATAGAGCCCATAAAAGCCCTCTTTAATGACAAACCCGCCTCGGGCCCTGTGGTAATGGCCCTCGTTTTTTAAACAAATATGAGTATCCTCCATTAATTACATCCTCTCTAGCAACAGTCTAATCTCACGGCCAACTCGCATACGATCCGTAAAGTTAGTCTGTTGCCTAAAATCCTCCATATAGTAGTCCAGCATCTCAGTGTAAATGCTGTGCTTGGTACTAGGCCCAGTACCTAACTCCTTATACTCTGCGATGGCGGTAAGCACACCATCGATAGAGGCAATTACGCCTTTAGCTTTTAGTTTTGACTTTAGTAGCCGTACCCGGCTTACATCCCAGTCGAGATACTCTGCTATGGCTGCGTTGTCATTGTCGGCAAAAGTGCCATCCTTTATCGCTGTATACAGCGTTGCCATTACACCCATTAATTATCATCTCCTTTATAAGGTCGGAGCATAGCATGATACCGTACATCGCGCCATAGGGACTCCCATAACCGCTCTAGCGCACACTCTGCACCTTTGTCGGTTGCATATGTGCCGAGTGTTACGGTTACATAGCGGCCGGGCAGGTGGGCAATTACGCGGTTGCCCCTGCGTACGATGGCTATTGTGTGGTCCAAGTTAATCAAATCCCCTGACTGAGCCTCAATCCACATATCTATACCTCCGATGCATCCCATTTACCGTTTATGTAGCGCATAAATGGGATTCTTAAAATTTTATACTGATACCGTTTGCCACCGGGTGGCTTTACGGCTTTACCCCATAAGGGGTATCCGTCGCTCGGTGTGACCGATAAGAACTTATTTACCGATCCGTCATGTTTGGCAAAATATTTCAAAATTTCCTTAAACATGTGCCCTCCTTACTTCTTAGCGTGCCGCTCTTTTAGCGTGGCCAAATGCTCGGTGACTTGCTCCTCGGTTAAGTAACCGAGTACATCGCCTCCGAATATATCGACGTCAACGTCATACGCTGAGCACCGGTGTTCAGCGTCGCGAATAGCCATTTCAAATAGGCCCTCGTCACCGCCGTATGTTACAGGCCCTCGAATGACTGACACCTCGTAGCCGTCATCAAGAGGCAGAATGTATTGTTCATTGATGAGATGGTCGAATCCGCCGCGCTGTATTTCTTGCATCTCTTGGCCGAATTTAATCATATTATTAGCCCTCCCTTAGTGATTAGCTTCTTCTGCGGTCCATCCGCCCTCGATATATTTGAGAAATGGTGCCGCGTGAATGGTATATTTAAATCGTTTACCGCTGGCCGACGGTACGGCAGTCCCCCATAATGGGTACTTATTGAGCCGGAGGCTCGCTCTAAGATGTTGAGTCGTGATGCCCATCATTTGGGCGGCCTCCTCAACGGTTAGCGTTTTTTTAGCCAAGGTCCATCGCCTCCCTTACCATTCAATTTTGAATACCGGATTAGTAAATGCCTCGGGTACATTGAAATAAGCCCACGGCATCCCTCGGGATGCTTGACGGTCTATAATCGCAGCCATGAGATCAAACGCCTCATTAATTTCGCCGTTCATGTATTCTTTAGCCCTTGTGAGGTGCATAGCGGCAATCATTGCTGATGTGGTAGTGTGGTCCATAATATCCGCCTCCATTATTTACAAAATTTAGGTAACTTGCGCAAGGTTTTAATTAAAAAAAATTCGGTCGATTGCATCTCGGTCAAGCCCGAGATATAACGCGATGTCTTGCATCTCCTGGCGATAAAAATCGCTCTCACCGCTCATTTTACGGTGTAATGTCGCAGGCGTTACGCCGATGGCCGCCGCTACGTCGGTAAGACTTTTACCCGACTCCATTACGTAGTATTTAAGTAAATTCGCATCCACCTTATCACCTCCTTCTTGGCGTTTGCAACTTATGAACCTATTATATATCGACAACTTGCGCAAGTCAATACTTTTTTGTTGCTTTTTTATAAAAAATCATAAAAATCTTGCATTTTTGCAACGTAAGACGTATAATAATAGTAAATAAAAGGAGGTGACAAAATGGACTTTATGGAGCTTATCCGGGAAAAAAGACGCGAGCAAAAAATGACTATGAAAGAGCTTGCGGACAAAGTAGGCGTATCCGAAGGTACGGTCTCCCGTTGGGAATCCGGAAGAATTACAAGCCTGCGCGATAATACCGCCGTTGCGTTATCTAAGGCGCTAAACATCCCCTTAGAAGAATTAGTAGGACGTACAAATCGAAATGAGATAGTACACGGCAAAACTCCTAAACAGGTAATCGCCTTTGACCCGGACTTTGATAAATACGGTCCCGAGGTCGGCAGGATTCGGCGCGAAATACTACAAAAGTATGTAAGTATGAGCGCTTTTGCTGAAATTATAGACATGCCGTATTCCACGTTACAGTCGATTTTCGGCAATTTTAAAGGCGCATCTTTGGTTAACTTGCAAAAAATTGCCGCCGGTCTAAATACTACAATAGACGGCCTGATGGGGATCGCTCCGCAGGTGCCGGCTAACTACTCCCCGGTATTAGCTCGAGCTCAAGACGAACTCTCACCGGAGGACTTGGCAAAGGTTGAGGAAATCGCGGCCATGTACTTACAAATGAAAAAGGAGGATAAAAAATAGAAGCACGATACAACGTGGCCACGGGCTTAGCTTGGTCGATGTATAGTCGCTACCAGCTAACCGACGCACTCGTCGACCCTAAGAGGCTGCTACGCCTCGAGGGTGTCGACTGTGTATCGTATCAGACTGTAGGGCTGGATGACCTCCCCCGGGCTGATGCGTATTATGACCCTCGGCCTGATATAAATGCAGTGTTTTACAACGAGGACGCGCAATTTGAGCGCCTCCGCTTTACACTGGCTCACGAATTAGGACACAAGATCCTAGGTCATCATGATATATATGCGGTGGCCCTACCGCGCATAGAGCAGGAACGCGAGGCGAACGCATTCGCGACAGAGCTGTTGGCGCCGTCTCCGTTGATTCACCTCATCGGCATCACGTCAACCGATGAGGTCTGCGCCGCTTTTGATGTGTCTCAGCTCTGCGCGGAGGCCGTGCTTAAGCGTATGTATTTTTTCTCGCCGGAACGTTGGCCGCATCACGTCGATATGTTCCGGCAGCTGTGCCCCGGTTTTATCGAGGCGCGAAAAAACTTACACAATAAACGATTAAGGTATAGTATTTAGAGGTGACGTATGAAAAAACTACTCGCATTATTAGCGCTAGGCACCACGTTATTTATTGCCGGCTGCGGTGAGTCGGCTACGGAAAAACAAATAAACGAATACGCTAAGGCAGAGGCGCCGGCGTATACGATTGCTAATATCGACGCCCGCAGCCGTGAGCGATTTAATGTAGAGGTTAATATCCCAGCTAAATATAGCAAGGAACAAGTAGAGGCTATCTCTAAACAGGTAGTCTCAAAAGTGTACAAGGATAACAACGGCAAGGTGTACGGGGTGTATGTACAAACCCGATTACCGGCACCGAATAACGGCAGCTATTACATGGTATACGAATACGGTCCGGACAGCTCCGCATCATGGCGCGAAAATGTGCCCAAGGACCAAAACCCCGGACTTAAATTAGATGTAGATTTATCGGAACTTTACAAATAAAAAAAACGCCCCTACCCCGGTGCAACGGGATAAGGGCGCAGCGGCTACGGATAGCCACACTACCAATTTATATTATACGCTATCCGGGCCAAAATTAATAGCCTAGGAGGTGTATTATGAGACGTGCAAACGGCACAGGGTCAATATATAAGATGACCCATAAAAAACTAAGAAAACCATATAGAGCCGTAGTATCACTCCGGCAGGATGAAGAGGGCCGGGTGATCCGTAAGACAATAGGCACATTTACGACAGCAAAAGAAGCCTTACTCGCATTATCCGAATATTGTGTAAATCCGTCAGTTGCTGACTCCCGATTAATTACAGTTCGACAAGTATGGGATTTATTAATCGAGGATTTAAAGCGCCGAAATGTTATGATTACATCGCCTTATAAGATGACAGAAAAAAAGTTAGCCGGATTAATGAACGCCCCTATTCGTGATGTTAGATTAGCGCACTTACAACGAATATTTGACGAGGATATGGGCGACTTGAAAAAATCTACAGTTAGTCAAATAAAATCAAAAATATCTATGCTGTTCAAAATGGCGATAAAAAATGACTATGTCGATAAGAACTACGGAGCTATGGTCGTTATCAACGCCACCGAGGAATCGGACCCGCTACACCGACCTTACACAAGCGACGAAATCGAGACGTTATGGATGAATACCGATGATTATCGAGTAAGAATAATATTAATATATCTATATACCGGCCTGCGATCTTCTGAATTATTGTCTATCAAAATTACAGATGTACATTTGAAAGAAAGATATTTAGTGGGCGGAATGAAAACAAAAGCCGGTAAGAATAGAATAATTCCTATAGCGGACTGTATTATGCCTTTTATTAGAGAATTATACGACAAAAATAAATTTAACCGGAGCGGGCGGCTTTGCCCTAAGGGGACGATGTGGCCCCGATATATTACGGATGCTGCGCTAAAGAATCTCGGAATTGATAGACATACCCCTCATGATACCCGTCATACTTTTATAACATGGCTAACAAATTATGGCGTGTCCGAAAAAATTATAAAGACGATAGTAGGACATAGCCAAACTGGAGATGTCACAAAAGACGTATACACTCACTTAGTCACAGATCAGTTATTAGAGGCGGTTAATAAATTACCACACACAGATAATATAAAACTCTTTCCAGGCGAAAAGAAAAGTTGTACAATGGTTGTGCAACGAGCATAGAATTACACCACTTTAGAGCGAGTATTGAAAAATAAAAATGCAGTAAGTACCATACTTACTGCGTCTGTGGATAGTATCGATAAATTAAATAAAGAATCGCTTTTTATTAGTTCAGGAATATATTTAAATACACAATTTATAGAACATCATACTCTTCATTTAATTATACAATCTCCCCTGATAATTAACCATTTATTTTTTTCAAAAACGAAAAATAACCCTATTAACAACCATTTGACGATTGTTAATAGGGTCATTTTCAAATTATATTCATTGAGTGTCCGATGGAACTTTTATTTAGTATCTAAGTTGTAAAGGCCCGATGGCTTTTCACCTAAGTTAATGATGATGCTCTTCTTCTGGCTGTAATGATCCAAGATAACTTTATGGGTTTCACGACCGATACCGGATTGTTTGTAACCGCCAAACGGTGCGCCTGCCGGAATAGCGTTATAAGTGTTAACCCACATACGACCGGTTTCAATAGCGCGTGCTACACGTACGGCACGGTTAATGTCGCGCGTCCAAACACCGCCACCGAGGCCGTAAATGCTGTCGTTGGCCATCTTAATCACTTCGTCTTCGCTGTGGAATTTAATAACAACCGCAACCGGTCCGAAAATTTCTTCACGGGCTACACGCATATCGTTAGTAGCATCCACAATCAAAGTAGGTCGTACGAAGCAACCTTTGGCAAACTCACCATCCACTATGCGAACACCGCCGGCCGCAATGCGGGCCCCTTCCTCTTTCGCGATTTCCACATAATCAAGAATCTTTTTAACTTGTTCTTCGTAAATCTGAGCGCCCAATTCAGTCGTGTCATCCCAAGGCATGCCCACCTTAACTTTGTCAAAAAGTTTGGCCAAATCGGCTACGAATTTATCATAGATAGTATCCTGGACAAAAATACGGGCACCGGCACAGCATACTTGGCCCTGATTGAACAAAATACCCAGCAAAGCGCCATCTAAGGCCATGTCCCATTTGGCATCTTCAAAGAAAATGTTGGCCGATTTACCGCCCAATTCCAAGGTAGCCGGAATGAGACGTTCCGAAGCCGCTTTATATACATTTAAGCCCACTTCCGTAGAACCGGTGAAGGCCAATTTGCTAAAGCCCGGATGATCCAGAATATATTGACCCGATTTGGAGCCTTTACCGGTGATAATATTAACTACCCCCGGTGGTAGGATTTCTTGGAAAATATTGGCAAATTCCAAGAGGCTAAGGGATGTGTGATTGGAAGGTTTAATAACAATCGTACAGCCTGCAGCCAAGGCCGGAGCAATTTTCCACGCCGCCATGAGGAATGGGAAGTT